GGTTAACGTGCTGAAACAGAAGGGAATTACACGACTCTTAAAGTTGCATGGGGCACTGATGGGGCAAACTCACTCAATTTTGAGTTCAGCAGCGCTACCTGCGCATCGTTATTCTCTGACATCCATTTCCCGTAAACCTGGAAAACCATCTGCGCATCAGCATGACCCATTTGCGAAGCAATGAATGCAGGGTTGGCTCCAGCCGTCAATGACCAACAAGCATATGTGTGACGTGACTGATAAGATTTCCTGTGACGAATTCCTGCACGCTTTACTGCCGTATCCCATGTCTGCCTGACCGAATCGACCGTGAAGTGATCGCCACATACACCCGTTCTTGAAGTTACGGATGGGAGAAAAACAAACGTGCATTTGTGCTTCTCTTTTTTACCGTACTCTCGAAGGTGAACATCAATCATGTGCTCATTGCCAAGCCTGGTGATTTCAAGTTGGCTCTTCAGAGCTTCAATTGCAGGTTCGATAAGGTGTATTACCCTGTTTGTTCCCGCCTGAGTCTTGGGAACGGTAAATTTATCCTGCGCCAGATTCCTCCTTATCATCATCGTGCCAGCCTTAAGGTCGATATCCTCCCACCCCAAAGCGCACAGCTCGCCCGGTCGGATTCCTGTGTATACAGAAAGAGACCACATGTTTTTTGCTTGCTGACTGCGACACGCCTCTATGAGCCTGACAAACTCTTCCCTTGATAGCGGATCCGGTACGACTCGTGACTCTCTTAGTGGCGATATTCCCTTGAATGGTGTGTCATCGAGATACCCGTTTTCAACGCCAAACTGAAAGATGGCGAAAAGGTTAGTCATGTAGTTATTGACCGTCACAGCAGAACGCCCTGGCTCAGTAACTACATACTGAGTTTTCGGAAGCTGATAACCGGTCAACAATTCCTTCCTTACCTCAAGAATCCTTTCTTTACTTATCGACGATGCGATTGTCTTCTCACCGAGAATGAGCAGAACGTTTTTGATTATCGTCCGGTATGTCTTAATCGACGTTGATGCGACATCAGTCTCTTTAAGTGATAAATACTTCTCTGCAAGTTCTCCTATGGTTAGCGCCTTACTCACCTCACCAAATCGCTGAAGGTTAGGGGAGTTTGGAAACTGTGATGCATAGTTGAAAGTTCCCGTCTTTACTGCGTAGACAATGCTTGTACGCAGCTCTCCGGCAATCTTTCTGTTCTTCGCCGTATCAGGTACACCAAGACTTTCCCTTACCCTGACACCGTTATAGATAAACCACAGGCGCAGCGTGCCCCCGTGGTTTTCAACCCCGGTTGGATACTTCATGCATCTTCCTCTTTGGTTAATCGAAGGGGTATTTAAGCAGATTTCTTGCGGGGAATCGCGGGTTGCTGACGCTCAACCCATTTGTCGACTTCGTGGCGGTTGTAGAGGATAGGGGAGTTGTCCTTCGGCTGGCAGTCGCATGAGTAATGGCGGTACTCTTTTCCCTCCATCCATGACGTTTCTCTGGCTAATCTGATCGCGTTTTTGGTCAGGCCGGTAATCGCCATCAGAACCTTCTCTGATACCCACTTATTGGGGACAAGCTGAATCATATCGCTCATGGTTTTCTCCAGGCAAAAAGAAGCCGCCCATAGGCGGCAATAACATCAAGGGATGTGAGGTGGCGCTTTCGCACCCAATAGCCAGCTCATAACTGGCTATCAGTTGCGTCAGTCGTCTTCATCTTCGTCCCAGTCCTCGTCGTAATATGGCGAGGCGAGAAGTGGGTTAGCTGCTGAGAGAATCTCTCCGGCGGCACCCTGGCGCTGAAGTCGACGAAGCGCTTCATATAGCTCGAAAGCCTCGGTTCGCTCATCACCAATATCGAGGGAACACGCCACTTTGTGCGCCTCGGTGACCAGGGTTGATAGCTGGTTTCGGATGTCCTGAATGGTGCTCATAGTTCTCCTTACGCCGCACGCTGGGCGCGCAGCTTCTTCAGGTGTTCTGCTGTTTCGATTTCTTCGGCGATCCGCTCGGCCTGTGCTTTGGTCAGTGGCTCGAATTCGTGTTGAAAGCGGCCCATGCTGGCGATGCAGGTGCGACCGTTGCGGATGTAGTGGATGACTTCGTGGGTAGAGCGGAGGATTTTGCAGGGCGCGCCGTGGGGATCGGCGTACCAGGTGTTAGGCTGGATTATCCTGAACATTGGGCACCACCTTAAATTCGATTACCCAAACCCATGGGTTGGCCTGCCAGTTTTCTTCGCCGTAGATGGACTTCCACAGATCTTCCCACACCTGAAAGCCATAAGTGGCAGGGCGGAAGTCGTAAAGACCACAGCCGATTTCTTTACAGATATCCCCAAGGGTAATGGCCTGCAATCGCTCAACTCGCACTCCGGTAATCTCCAGAGTTAGACGACTGGCCCAGCGCGGCATGTGAATCGAAGGCGTCCAGCGTATTTCATCAGCCGACGGCACATTTTCGTAATGAGTTGGAACGTGCTTAGGGTAATCCGCGCGATAAAGTTTCAAATCCGGTGCGCTGGCCCCAGCCTCTGCCCAAGTTTCGCGGACCCAGATGCGATCGCCAACGGCACCGAACGGGCAGGTATATCCTTCATTCTCATCAGCAACGCCAAATACATCCTTCTTAGCAGGCTGCAGGTATCCGTTTTTATCGACCACGCCAGGCGTGTACCAGTGTGCGTTTAAATCCAGATCGTAACCGTTATGCGTTGGGCTGAAGCCATCAGACGGCTGAATTTTCATGATGCGCCGCGTCTGCGTCTTCCGGCCATCGAGAATGGCTCGCACCATCTCGCCGTTAAAAATCATTCCGCGCTCTTTCACTGGATCCCCCTTTGCTTATTCCTCAATTCGATAACACTCTGGCATTCCGCACACGTCTGGCAGCCGGGAACGGCAGCGCGCCGCGGCTCGGGAATTGGTTCGTCGCATTCTTCACAACGCTCAGCTGATACGGCGTTGCGGTTTACTCGGTGAGCGGAAAGGGCAGCGTTACGCTGAAGCTCTTCAATCTCTGCTGCGGTGTCGATGATGTCCATGGTCAATGCTCCTGGAACTGGCGGTTAATTCGGTTGAAGGTGAACACCAGCAATAAAAAAGGAGCCTTAAGCTCCCTGGTGATAAGTGCCTTCATGCTGCACCGCCTTCATTCTTCTCGGCTTCGACCGCCATCTGCTCAAGCCGTCGAGATAGCTCGGCGGCCATCGTCTGGAATTCTTCCTCGGTCGCCACCGGGATCGGCACAAAGCGAATCCCGATGTGCGCCAGATGATTGGCAATGTCGAGGCTTTTTCTCAAATCAACGGGTGAGGCTCTGTTCATGCGGCGCGTTCCTCTTCCTGAAAGATAATTTCCATTTCCAACTTCTCGGCCAGGGCATTCTCCGCGCGGGCGCCAGCTGATTTTTCCCAGCCACGCAGCATGAAAACAGCATCAGCACAGCGAAGCATTGACAGGCAGATGTCCATGTACTCAGCCTGAGTTAATCCATCCGGGAGCAGTGCGGGATTCAGGACAACATGACCTTTCGCCCCGAGAAAGACATGTGCATGGTTAAAAGTGGCGCGGTTAAAATCAGGTAGGCCGCTCATTGGCCCGGCGATGTATATTTTCACTATTCCACTCCGAAGCGGCGATTAAGCCGCCCTGTGTATACGACGAACTCAAGGAGGCTAACTCCCAGAGCTTCAATTTTCTTGTGATGCTTGTTGATGATGGGAGGCACCGTTTCGTTCCAGTTAGGCTTTGGCTTCTTGCGCATGGCCTGCTGTATTTCCTCGGTGCAGCGGCGGCACGCGGCACGGATGGCGTTGTCTGTTTCTGGCGTCGTGTGCATCAAGCTGCCCTCCATCCGTCTTTGAAGATGGGCTGGATGTTACCTGGGAAAAGCTCAACATCCGGTGATTCAGCCTGATTTCCCCAGTGATGCCAGCCCGGAACCGCGCTGCGGCTAAACAACTCAATGCGCGGCACATCGCCGTAAAGCAGCTCTAGCCGGTGGCGAACTTCCCACGGCTTTTCGCTGTGCGCGCCGAGCGGGCTGTAGACAACCTGCTTAATCCCGGCGTGCTTACGTTCCAGCCCGGTGCCGCGGGTTGCAATCAGCAGGTCTTCGGTGTTGGCCCGGGTGTGGTTTCCGCCATTCATGCGCGTCTCGGCGTTAAGCAGATCGAGGAAGTCGTAAAAGTCGGTGATGTCACCCTCGGCCAGCGCCTTGTTGATGCGCAACTCCGCGTTCTGGTTCAACTTCACCCAGGTAAAGCCCTTCATCGTACGAACGGTAAAACCCCAGGCCTCTGCCAGTCCGATAGCCTCCTGGTTATGCGTGCCGGTATACCACATCGCCAGCACCGCGTTTTCGGCGGCAAGCTCCCACACCGGCAGGCGCTTGATGTCGATTAACTTCATGGTGGAGTAGTGGTCGGCAGCGGCCCCGTTACTGATGGTGTTGCGGTAAGACCAGGGAGGATCTGCGTAGATAAGAGAGTATTTTCCTGTCATTTCGCGCCGCCTTTCACAAAAATAACCCAGTGGGTTTTGTCGGCTTTTCCTGTTCGTTGCCATATGGCCGGCTTCTCGTCAGTCAGCGCCAAAATATTGCTTACCGGGATCTGAGTTTCGTTCCATTTGAAGATGAGCACGCCGTGCGGCCACAACACCCGAAATGCTTCTGCGAAGCCGGCACGCAGATCATCGCGCCACGTTTCTTTGTTCAGTCGGCCGTACTTTTTCCCCATCCATGCATTATCACCGACACGCTCAAGGTGCGGAGGATCGAACACGACTACAGGGAAAGTGTTGTCGGCAAAGGGAAGGGCGCGGAAATCAGCTATAAGGTCCGGGCTTATGATTAACTGGCGGCCGTCGCAAAGTTCATGCTGCTCGGCGCGGATATCACTGAAAACAGCGCGATCATCCTGCTTATCGAACCAGAACATGCGAGAACCGCAGCACATGTCCAAGATTGTTGAATCTGTCATGCCGCCTCCTGCCTTTCCCGATATTCCTCAGCGAGCCGCTGCGCCTTTAATGGATTGCTGACCACTTCACCCCATGGCATTAGCCAGCCGTTACCAATGAAGGGAAGGCACAGTGTGCCAACCCTGATGTAGTCGTGAGCGTGAGTCATAGCGATGCCTTTTAGAACGGAATGTCATCGTCGAACTGAGGATGTTGATTGCTCTGCGATACCTGACGGTTGGCCTGCTGCAGGCGCGATTCAGGGACCGCATTCGGATCCTGCTGATTACCACCCCATCCGCCGCCACTATGTGATGGTGCCCCCCAGCCTCCGCGTGAAGAATCGTGAGGTTTCCGGTCGTCTTTATCTTTCATGGTGCGCTCAAGCGTAGCGATCGCTTCTGCTGGCGTTTTGTCGGTGAATTCTTTATAGGTCAGGCGTGAACCAGGTTGGAAAACATGGCGCACTTCAAACTTATAGCTGTCACTCCCGTCAGTTTTGGTGGTGAGGATTTTTTGCAGGAACAAGCCGACTCGCTTACCTTCCAGTGCCGGCAGACACCATTCAGGACCGCTTTGCCCCTGTCGCTGTTGCGCCTGAGCGTCTTTAACCTGCGCAGCCCACATGATGGCTGCGATCAAACCCATACCAAAAGTCTGTGTGCCGTCGCGACCGAGGAAGTTGATGCGCAGGAAGTTTGCTTTCTGGCCGTCAGCGTCGAGTGAAAGAACAAGTGCCTGCGACTGTGACCCGTCCTTGCCGAACTCATATACAGCGGAGGTGATCACGCCTTCATATGCGCCGGTTTCAGAAATGCCAGCGGAGGATCCTGCTTTGAGTGCTGCTTCTGCCGACTGCTGGTTCCAGGTAAAGCTGATTGGTTGGTTCATCGTTATCTCTCTTATAAGTCAGTGAATTCAGAAATTGCGTTGTCGAACGCCGCCAGGTCGTTATCCATGTCAGTCACTTCTGGACCGAACAGGTCAGGAGGACATTTCACGGTATCGTTGTCGTCGCCCTTCAACAGGAAAAGGTGTTTGCCGTCGCGCTTGATGATGCGCAGAACGATGGGGAAGTAGCCTTCGGGTGTGAGCTTTTCGTTAAGCATCTTGCCGACGGTCTTCATCCTGATTTTTCCTTCGCTCTCTTCGGTGTGAGCGAGGAAGTAGACGCGGAAGTCATCAGGTAGCTGTGTGGCCGCTTCGATGATGCGCCAGGCGTGCTCCGCCATTTCGGTGAACTTGGTGTAGCCAGTCTCGTAGGCCCGGTCCATGTTTTCGTGCTGCATGACAGCCTGAAAATCATCGATAATAAGTATTTTTCGGCCACTCATCGCAGCGTTACGGATCACGTCAAGAAGATGCCGTCCATTGCGGATATCAACCACGTTCCCGCGCTGGATCGAGTTATCAGGCAGGCGTTTTCCGTGGAGCTTCCAGCCGTTATTACGGAACGGAAGGGCCTTACGAATACAGCGAGCGAGAATGGCATTTTCCGGCTTAACGTTGCGGATGCTGTACGTCTTGCCATACCCGGAGTCGGCAAGGATGAGAGTCATCACCGCCATGAATTACCCCTTAAGCCAGTATTTAATGGTGAAAAGAATGTCTTCGTCGTCGCTGTTGCTGGACAACCAGCGGAGATAGCCAGGATCGACCTTCGCAATCTCTTCGAACGTCAGGCCCTTGTGCTTGCCGAACCGGATAGCCTTAATCAGTGATGGGCTGTTTGAAATGGCGCGCATTTCGCCAAACGTCCATTTCGCCAGGCGACCCATGTACAGAAGCAGTTCAGCTGTGACGTAACAGTCATACAGCGCGCGGTGCGCATACAGGCCTTCCGGAATTTCAGGTTTAAGGCCCAGGCTGTAACGCAGGTACTGGTTACTGTGGCTTGGATGATCAGGGAGAAGGGCGCGGGCCAGCTTAGCGGTACAAATCCATGGGGCGTCGATTTGCGGCAGCTTTGATTTATCGAACTTAGCGTTGTGTGCGACGTAAGCCTGCGCGCCAAGGTAACGCCCGATAACCTCGCCAATCAACGGGGCGTCAGCGACCATATCTTCGGTGATATGGTGTATAGCCATAGCCTCGAAGCTGATCGCTTCAGTGGGCTTCACAAAGTCGCTCATGGGATTGCAGATAACACCGTCGACAATATCAACGCTGGCTATCTCCAGCACACTACCTTCCAGGCTGGTAGTTTCAGTATCAATAACTCGCAACATGCTTAATCTCCGTAAGGTGGTCGTTAACTGGGTCAAATTCTGCGAGCTGGTGGGCCAGTGATTCGAGGTCTGCCGGCTGCAGGTCATACAGCAGGCAGAGCATGGCAACCATCAGCAATCCGGTCTGCTGAGTTACCATCGCGTTCTCCGTGAAGTCTTGGCGCGGGAAGGGTTCTGGCGGAAGAACTTCTCATCGCAGCGTTTGTCAGTGCAGAAATGCTTTTGTGACGTCGACATGTAGGTCGATACCGTCTGAACAGTGCAATCGCTCTTATGGCGCCGCGCACCGCAGTAAGCACACATTACAGAGCTGAGGTACTCCGTAGCTGAGTCGAGAATGATGCTTTCTGCAAAACTACCTGGCACACCACGTGAATCGACATACTCGATCATGTTCTCGGTGCGTCCGGCGCTGTTGGTGAATGACCCGCGCCCGGTAAGTTTGATAATTTGCCCGCCGAGTTTTAGTCGGGATCCGTTTGGCAAACTTGCCAGTCGTTCAGAGGTTAATCGCTCGTAAGGTTGCATAAAGACTCCTTAAAAAGTGCGTTCGTAGGCCGCCCGCATAATGCCAGGCCGATCGGGTGAATAGGGTGGTTAGTGCTGAGCGATGGATTTAGCCGGGAACTCGCCGTTGCGGAGGGTGCTTTCTACCGGCCAGCATTCTGCTGTTACTTTCTGCTCTGTTGCTGCCTGGCTGCATTCCTGCGGGCTGTCGTAAACGCCGAGAATGACGTCCTGGTAATCACCGTTGGTCATTGCCACAGTCAGGACGAGTGCGAATAAAGTTTCCATCAGTGAAGAGTCCTCCCGATGGCGACGGCGTAAAGGCGCTTTGCTTCTTCCCACGCCGGAGCATTGCGATGGAGTACCGCGAACGACGCGAGCCGTTGGGCCTCTCTGATCTGCTGCTGGTTTACCATTATTTCCTCTTGGCCTTATCGCGGCGAACGGAACGGTTTATACAAGACTTCAACGCATTTATTCAGTGTTTCAATGGGCGGTGGATGGCCGCCGGTTGTCATAACTAAGCCGCCTCGGTGAAGCGACTGAGGTATAAAAAAGGCCGCCTAAGCGACCTGATTCAAAATTTCTACTTTTACGCTATGCCCATTGCATGCCGTGCCAGCTATAGACAGATGAACTTTGTTAACACGGTGGTTGTTACTCAGGATGTAATAGCATGGCGTCTCACCAACCACTTCGAATACGCTTCCAACCTCCCAGAATCCGTTGCCAATGTTGTTGGGGTTTTCAGTGACGCGAACTGTAATGAACATTGCACTACCCTCTGTCGTTACCCGCTGATGCGGGAGAAATGCTTTGGTGCTGGCTCCCCACAATGACGCAGGGAAGGCCGTCGTCGCCTTGGTGAGCCATTACCTCACCAACTAGCTGATAACCGTCTGCCAGCCCAAAACATTCCAGTTACGCACCATTGCCGCTCTCCCTGAGCCCGCCGGGCGTCCGACGCATGGTTTACTGTCGCGCCGTTCGACTGACCGAATCTCCACTTCGCCGCTGGCTAACTTCGCTCAGCTGTCGATGTTTCGTTTCGATGGGTTAACAATACTAGCGGTATTAATATATAGCAATACCGCCAGTATTAATAAATCTTTGATTAATACTAAGAGTATGAATTTGATGTGATTTTATTTTTGTAAATACCAGTGCTACGCTTAAAAAAACAGCAGGAGGGATGTGCATGGTTCTGGATGAAGAGCGTATAAGCATGAAAATTCAGGCGATGGGGCGGGCGGTGATGGAATTGTCACTGGCTGATTTACCCATGACCCAGCAAAACATCATCGACAAGCTGGAACGGTACCGGAAGGAAACAGGAAACGTGACAGGGAAGGGAGCTAACAGGGATGCGGCGGAGCTGGTGCGGAAAGGGCAATAAAAAACCCGGCGCGGTGGCCGGGTTTAGTTCTGAGGGGGTTAAGCCTGCTCAGCCTCGTCTCTCCGGATGCTATCAATTGCAGCATCGAGACGTGACAGTGATTTTGCAGTCCAGTTAACAGTCTTCCCACCCGTTGGAGCGCAGGGTGTTATGTCACCATTAGCAATCAATTGGCGAATGTGTGAAACTTCGTTTTCTGTGATCGGCACTGGCTGACTTAACAGGTTATTAGTATCCATGATCATCCCCTTATGTAAAAGCGCTTCAGCAACATCTGAAATCAAGAGCTTGCTTGTTTCGATGTTCATACTGCCGCTATTAAAATCAACATATCTAACTTCGCCGCCAGTCCGAATATCATTCGCCTTTGCAGCATCGATGGAAGTTCTTGCGCAACCAGTTTTTTGCCAAGTTCCGCCAGCATAAGGTGCCCCGGTACCGGCAAAAACAGCATTGGTAATAATCTGACCGTTTTCATCGATATATTGAGCTGCTAACATTTCGCCAATATCAAAGATGATAGTGTTAGTTGAGATCTTGACGATGTGAAGAGTTATTGCTTCGCTGCCATCAATCAAGATAGGTGGCCTTGGCTCGCTTAAGTCTGTGGCCCACCACTCTTTCCAGTGCTGAATTAAAAGTCCATTACCAGCCAGGGTAAGAACATGATCGTCGCGGACTGCCATTTTACCGAACCCGGTATCATCCACATATGCGACGTGCCCTGGATAACCTAGATCATCCAAGCCTCTGGACCAACGCGAGTCCGTTGCAACTAAACGATTCACACGGTCATAAATAGTTGTAGTCATTATAGACGCTCTCAGCATCAAGGTTGTGCGATTCTACAGGAATCAGAGAATTCTTCTAATCGATAATACTTATCGGTAAAAGTAACTTTTACTTTAACGATTGATTAAAACTGCATTTAAGAGATTGATAGAAGCATAAGGATTAAATCAGCCGCAGCTTCGTCTCTACAGCAACACCGATAATTCGACAGTTACCATTCACCGCTACCAATGGCCACTGTGGATTTAAACCCTTCAGGTACTTCTGCGCACCGTCGATCACTAACTTCTTAAATGTTGCCTCGTTCGAATCGGATAGCTTTGCTATTACCAGACTGCCGTTGATTGCCTCGCGCCCAGTATCGAAGAGGACAAAGGTTCCTTCTGGGATGCTAAGACCAGCAGGTGCTGTCATCGAGTCACCATCTACCTGCAGCCAGAACGCCTCCCCCTGAATGTGAGCATCTGATTCAAGCCAAAGGTCTATATCCTTTAGGGTGTACGGCTCAACCGCTTCACACCAGGCGCCCGCCTGAACTTTGCTAATCACCGGATATTTTGAGCCAGGTGAATAATGCCCTGCGAAAGAAGTATTTTCCGACGCCACCGAGCTCATATCAGAGATATCCTTCGCAAGTGACGGGCTGAAATCAGAGACACTAATCCCAAGAAGCCTCGCAAAGACCGATGCTACCGCTGTATTTAAAGCGTTCCTTCCATTGAGATAATGGCCAACGGCACCCTGGGATATGTCCAGCGCGTCCGCAATGGATTGCTGAGTAATACCCAGTTCTTTTTTCTTCGCTTCGTAAAGGGCTTTTAAACGCTTTGAATCAGCCACTTGAGCGGGGGTGAGGATCTTTTTCTTTTCCATTATCAGATATTAATACCAAAGCTCATATTTTTAAAATACCGGCGGTATTGATTTATCTAATACTTGTGGTATTGTTTTTGTATTAACGGTAAGGAGCAACGCTAAACATGAAAATTTCACTCGCCGAGTATGTCGACGAAGTTGGCCAGGTAAAAGCAGCTGATGCCATTGGTGTCCATCAAACGGCAATTAGCAAAGCGATCAGGGTCGGCCGTCAGATTTTCATCAACAAGCTTCCTACTGGCGAGGTTAAGGCGGTCGAGTACCGCGAATTTCCTCACAGTAAGAAACAGGAACATCAGGAATAGCAAATGCATTCACTTGCGTATCAACACAATACCGGAATACACCCTGGAGCGATGATAAACCGCGCTCAACCTAAGGCGGCGCCGGACCACGAAAAGATCCGCGATGCGGTTCGGGCATGGTCGTCTGCGCTGGACAATCAGGACGTCGTTTCGGCGCTGATCATCAACGAGTACCGGGAGCAGGGCGGGACCGCCATCAGCTTCCCGGAAGACATCAGCAGGGCGCGCCAGAAACTTTTTCGCTTTCTGGATAACCGTTTCGACTCTGAGCAGTACCGCGAGAACGTGCGCCAGTTGACGCCCGCAATCATGGCCGTTCTGCCGCTGGAATTTCGCAACCGCCTGGCGCCACAGAACGACACGATGTCGCTGATCGCCTCTGCGATGAAAGAGTGTGCCGAAGCTAAGCAGGCCGTGCTGCTGGACGCTCCAGAGCATCAGAAGCTGAAAGAGGTAAGCGAGGGAATAGCGTCGCTGTTCCGCCTCATGCCGGAGCAGGTAGGCCCGCTGATGACGATGGTCACGTCGATGCTGGGGGTTATGTGAGAGGCACCAGAAAAGAAAAAGCCCTTGAAGCGGTAACTTCAAAGGCCCTTATCACACTGTGTTACGCCAAGTAACGGGAGTAAGTATGTCAAACACCGCAGAAATTCTCAACTTTCCCGCTGTAGTTTCGGGAATACAGGAGCAACGCGTGGCCGATACAGACGATGGGTACACCCGTCTGGCAAACGAGTTGTATGAGGAGCTTATCGGCGCGAACCTGACCAAAAATCAGGCCAAGGTAGCTCATGCTGTTTGCCGCAAAACCTATGGGTTCAACAAGAAGATGGACCGCATAGCAGACTCACAACTTTCTGAGCTGACCAGACTACCTCGCCAGAAGGTTAACGCTGCCAAAAACGAACTCATTGCGATGAATGTTTTGGTGTCCGACGGCATGCTGATCGGGCCCAACAAAAACCTGAGTGAGTGGGTAATTCCGGGCACTAAGCCTGCGCCAAAATGTCACCACAATAGTGACTGTCACCATAGTGGTGACAATGTCCCTACCGTAGTGACAAAAAGTGTCACCAAAACAGTGACAACCATGTCACCAAAATGGGGACACACAAAAGACACTATTACAAAAGACAATAAAGAAAATATTAATAAACCCCCTAAATCCCCCAAACCGGCTTCGTTCGATCCGGCTGGTGTTGACCTTCCTGAATGGCTGTCAGTTTCGGTATGGAAGTCATGGGTCGATTATCGTCGTGACCTGAAGAAACCGATCAAGTCTCAGCAGACGGTTACCCAGGCCATCAACCTGCTCGAGCGTTGCAAGTGCAGCGGATACCAGCCTGAAGAAATTATCAACCAGAGCATTGCTAACGGCTGGCAGGGATTGTTTGAGCCGAAAGGCGCTAAGCAGCCTTCCCGCGCTCCGTCTCGCGTATCTGAGAACTTTGCTGGCAAAGACTACGGCCAGACTGAAATTCCTGCATGGGCGAGGGACTAATCATGACGCTGGATGAAAAAATCAATCAACTTGAGAAACGCATTGCTGAGCTGAGCCAGCCGCCAGTTCAGCATGAAGATATCGAGCTAACTATCAGCACCGAGAACTGCGAAACGCATGGCCCCTTTGAATGCAGGACCAGGCATTTCTTAAACTCTGTCGTGAAAATTCCCCGCGCCCAAGCTGCTGCCCTGAATGCCTCAAAGAGGAGTTAGGCCGCTTGCAGGCGGAAAGAGTTAGCATCAACGAAGCAGCCCGCAAAAGAAACATCGAGCGCCTGCTGGACGGACTGAACATCCCGGCGCGCTTCGAAAACTGCACGCTGCAGAACTATGAGCCAGTGAACGACGACGCAAAACGCGCACTTAAGGTGTGCCAGGCATATGCAAGCCGTTGGCCAGAGCGTTTGCAGAAGGGTGGCGGTCTTGTGATGTGCGGCAAACCAGGTACCGGAAAGAATCACCTGGCACTGGCTATCGCACGGCATGCGATCACAGAACACCAGAGTTCTGCAGTGTTTACCACGGCGCTGAAAATTGCCCGTGAGTACAAATCAACCTGGTCGAAAGGGGCAAGCCGTACTGAGGATGAGGTTATCCGTTACTTCACGAAACCTGATCTGCTGATTATCGACGAGGTCGGCGTGCAGTTCGGAAGCGACGCCGAGAAGCTGATCATGTTCGAAATCATCAACACCCGATATGAGCGGATGAAGCCAACCATCCTGATCAGCAACCAGACCAGGGAGGAGTTGTCTGCATTCATCGGCGAACGCGTTCTTGATCGCATGAGCGACGGTGGCGGATGCACGCTCTCATTCACCTGGGATTCTTACCGCTCCAAGGGGGCAGCATGAAAGGCAAACAGGCAATTCTGTGTTATCTCGAAACGCACCGGACCTTCACCGCGAAGGATGTGGCCACAGAGTGCGGCATGACCATCAACTGCATCACGAAGAACGCTATCGATCTGGAGCGGGCCCGCAAGATTGTGCGTGTGAGCAAGGTCTGGCGAACGGTGACTTATCGCCTGGCCACGCCGGAAGAGCAGGCTGGCACCGCGCGCAGCTGCACCAACGGAATATTTCAGGAGTGCCGCAACAGCGCGGCGATGAAGCGAGTATTGATGGTTTGGGGGAGGGTAGGGGTATGAAAATCGAAGATATCAAAAACGTTGCGGTGTTCTTCAATATGAACGGCAAGACAGTAGCGTTACGAATGGATGCAGAGCAGAAGCGGATCGTCGCATTAATGGCGCTGAACACGGCTGATGCTCGGGCAGAACTGATTGAAGTGCCGCACATGACTTTACCAGCAGACCCAGCCATGCAGGAGGCCGCCCAATGAGCAACATCGACAAACAGGCCGTGCAAGCAGTTGCCGATTTGAAAGCTGGTTACACCATCGGTAATGCTGATGTGGCAATCTTGAATGAACTGGCGCGTATCGCGCTGGCATCGCTCGAAGCGGAGGCTGTGTGCGTCATCGACCAGTCCAATCTTGATTATCTCAAATCTGGCTCCGATGCCGATGTATGGCCAGCATCAAGAACAGAGATGGGTGATGTGCTTCTGTATCGCACCGCGCCGCCAGCGCCGGTATCTGTGCCCGCTGCGATGGAAATGGATGATGACTTTGACAGCGCGTTTGAACACGGAAAAGCTGTCGGCTGGAACGCCTATCGAGCAGCCATGCTTCAGTCGTTCGGTAATTCCGAACAACTCAACTCTCCGGTGATTCCGGATGGTTGGGTGGCTTGCAGTGAGCGGATGCCGGAGCAGTTTAAGGCCATCCTGGCATTCAATGAGTATGGAGAAGTTTGGTCTGGTGCGTATGACAGGTACTGGAATTTCTATTGCGATAATCTGTTGGTAGAGCATGTCACCCACTGGATGCCGCTGCCAGCAGCACCGCAGCAGGAGGCATGATGTACGACAAATATACTCTCAATCGCTGCGACGCAATGGAGTGGCTGGCTGAGCATTACCCAGTCTTTCCAGACAAGATGCCAGATGTGCCCCTAAAGGCTGACTGGTGTAGTGCCAACCTGTTTATGGGGTGGGGTTTCGTGATTTTGCTCGATGGCACCCTGGTGTTTGCTGACTGCCTATCGCCTCCAATCCGGGCGGAAGACATGGCAGGCTTCAAATTGCCCGATTTGGTGTAACTGCCATACAAGCGATATGGGAATCCCCATATCGACAGCCAGGGCCTCTCCGGAGGCCTTTTTCTCGCGTTGATTTTGTTGAATCAACCGTCCATAATCATTTCATCGGAGCCTGAACAACTCCGGTGACTTCTGCGCATTTAAGGGGACTTAAATGCGACCACAATCTGAACTCTTCACCTTGTCACAGATGCAGAAATGCACCTGCGATTTTCTGCATTCTGCGGTTTCCGTTAAGGAGGCCGTATGAACATCCCTGAGTGCGGCATTAAGCTTCACACTGGCAACTTCAACGCCATCGGAAAATTACTTCAGGAACAACTGCAGAGTGGCAAGCCGCTTCGCCTGCAGGTGAAGGAATGGCGCGATAAACGAAGCCTGTCACAGAACTCACTTTTTCACATGTGGATGGGTGAAATCAGCGAATACCTGATTAACTCCGGGCGAACCGACGCGACGCCTGAGTGGGTTAAGCGCAACCTCAAGAAAACCTACCTCGGCTGCGAAGAGGTGACCTACACCGATTTCATCACCGGTGAGAAGACAACGAGTTGGGAGCCGCGCCACACCTCTGACCTCGATACCGGTGAAATGCATATCTTCCTGGTGAAGGTTGAGATGTGGTGCGCCCAGTTCGGCCTGGCGCTGACTATCCCTAACGGCTGCGAGTATCAGCAGTTGCGCGATAAGCAGGAGGCCTGATGTCAACTCCACTTTCCCGCGTCATCACAAACGAAATATTCCGCGTTCCGGCGCGCCGCAAGCGTAAGGCCGCGGTTAAGCCGTCGGATATCCCGACTCTGAAAGGCTACACCGCCCGCCTGGTGGATCAGAAATGGCTGCGTCTCGCGGCACGGAGGCAGCATGGATAATTTATGCAAAGCGGCACGCGGCCGCGAATGTCAGGTGCGGATCCCTGGCGTATGCAACGGCAATCCTGAAACCTCAGTACTGGCTCACATTCGTCTTGCTGGTCTCTGCGGTACCGGAATCAAGCCGCCAGACCTGATCGCCACCATCGCATGCAGCAGCTGCCACGACGAGATTGATCGACGCACCCGTCTGGTCGATGCGGAATATGCAAAGGAGTGCGCGCTGGAAGGCATGGCTCGCACGCAGGTCATCTGGCTTAAAGAGGGGCTCGTAAAAGCATGAATGAATACCGCATCAGCCTCCCGTGGCCGCCGAGCAACAACAGCTACTACCGGCATAATCGCGGGCGCACGCACATTAGCGCAGAAGGGCAGGCGTACCGCGACAGCGTCGCCAGAATCATCAAAGACTCAATGCTGGATATCGGCCTGACCGCTCCCGTGAAGATCCGCATTGAGTGCCATATGCCGGATCGCCGCCGCCGGGACCTGGACAATCTACAAAAGGCCGCATTCGATGCCCTGACGAAATCCGGTTTCTGGCTCGATGACCAGCAGGTTGATTACTACAGCGTGAAGAGAATGCCGATCGTCAAAGGCGGCAGGCTTGAACTGACCATCACCGAACTGGAGGCCGAATGAACCACACAGACTTCCTGCGGTACCAGGCAGAAAGCGTTAAGCGCGCCAGCATGCCACCAGTAGCAAAGAACAGCCAGACCAAAACCAATCAGCCACATAAGGAAGCCGCATGAACAGTCAGCAACTGGAATACGTACGTCAGCAGCTTATTGTGGCAACTGCCGATCTGAGTGGTGCCACCAAAGGTCAGTTGTTGGCCTGGCTGAAAAATGCCCAGTTCGATACAAAGACCTTTAAGCGCAAAAAGCCGCGCGTGATGGATGAGGTGACCGGCGAAATGGTTACCCTGGATAACCCGCCTATCCCGGGCAAGCAGTCACGCGCAAAGGGCTCCCATATCCCTCTGGTCAATCATGTTGAGTTCTGTACCGCTTCATGGCGCCGGGCCCTGATGTCACTTGATGAGCACCAGAAAGCATGGCTGCTGTGGAACTACAGCGAGAACGTTAGCTTTGAGCACCAGGTGGCGATCACCCGATGGGCGTGGGCAGAGTTCCGGGAACAGCTCGGCACGAAGAAAGTGGCCGGCAAGACGCTGGATCGCCTGAGGAAGCTCATATGGCTGGCGGCGCAGGACGTTAAGGCTGAGCTGGCTGGCCGTGAGACGTACGAATACCAGGCGCTTGCAGAACTGGTGGGCGTAGCGAAATCGACCTGGACGGAAACGTATCTGCCTCACTGGCTGGCAATGCGCAACAGCTTTAAGCGACTCGATAGTGGTGCACTTATATCCGTAACGCGATCACGTTCACAACAAAAGGCGACAAATTTAGATGTAAGTCTTGCAAAACCGAACTGAAACGCATATATTTCATGTAAATCTGATATCGTCGCCATAGCTTTGATTGTCGACACAAAGAATTCAAGCCCGAGGTTAACGCCTTGGGCTTTTTTATTTGCGGTACGCCGCACTCAGAACCCACTACCTGGGACCCTTCGGCCAGAGAGCCGACATTGCCTTACCCTCATCTTCCCGGCCTGTCGCCGGGTTTTTTATTCAGGCCGCAGACAATCAATTCCAGATGCCCCGTAGCTATCGTGTCTGACGGCCTTTCCCCACTACACGAACAGCACCCGCTAACTACGCGAGGTGAGAGCATGTATCGCATGGAAAAAATAACCACTGGTGCTGCCTATGGCGCTTCAGCCGGGAGCATCCTAAACGGCATGTTGAATGCCTACAGCCCCGAGCAGTGGAACGCTATCGGCGTGCTGGTGGGTATAATCATTGCCGTACTGACGTATCTGACAAATCTCTATTTCAAGATCCGCGAAGACAACCGCCGCAGCAGGAGCCGAGATGAACCCGACACTCAGGAATAAGCTGGTGGGTGCCATTGTTGGTGGATCCGGAGCAATTACCATTGCTGCAGTAATGCTGGGTAATGCAGATGGACTGGAAGGGCGGCGCTATTACGCCTATCAGGATGTGGTCGGCGTCTGGACCGTTTGCGATGGGCACACCGGTACCGACATTCGCCGCGGTCACCGCTACACCGACAAAGAGTGTGACAGCCTGCTTAAGGCAGATCTGCGAAAGGTGGCAAACGCCATCGACCCGATGATCAAGGTTCGCATCCCTGAGCCTACCCGCGCCGCGCTTTACTCCTTCACCTATAACGTGGGCTCTGGTGCCTTCGCCAGTTCCACGCTGCTGAAGAAGTTGAACGCTGGTGATGTGCCGGGGGCATGCAAAGAACTGCAGCGCTGGACGTATGCCGGTGGTAAGCAGTGAAAGGGGCTGATCACCCGACGTGAGATAGAGCGCGAAGTATGTGAGTGGGGCCAGAAATGAGCCGATTAACAGCCATTATCTGCGCTGTCGTTATCTGCCTGCTGGTTTCCATGGCCTGGGCGATTAACCACTACCGCGATAACGCCATTACCTACAAAGACCAGCGCGATAAAGCCAATGAGAAACTCAGCCTGGCGAACGCCACCATTAAAGACATGCAGACACGCCAGCGCGATGTCGCTGCACTGGATGCCAAATACACCGGAGAACTGGCTGATGCGAAAGAAACCATTGAGCGTCTGCATAGCGATGTCATTGCTGGTCGTAAGCGGCTGCAGCTCAACGCAAACTGCCCCACGAATGGAGCGACCGGCACCGGCGGCATGGTCGATGCTTCCGGCCCCCGACTTACTGACTCCGCTGAACGGGATTATTTCACCATCAGAGAGCGAATCGTCACAGTGACGAAGCAGGTCGGCTATCTGCAGGACTACATCAAAGAGCAGTGCCTCAAATAACAGCCTCGCATCCGCGGGGCTTTTTTATGCGCATCTCACGCGCACATCAACGAGAGCCTTTCAGTAAGCGAGCCTGAGAAATGCCGTTATAGGTGGCGACCTCTCTCGGGCGGCTTTTCTGTGAGACAGGCTCACTTTCTAAAAGGTAAAGACGCTATGAATCATCAATTGGCTAATCTCGATTTCCGGGACATGGTGGCTGTTTCTGGTGATCGCGTGATCACAACCTCCCGCAAGGTGGCGGCTTACTTCGACAAGCAGCACCACCACATCATTCAGAAAATTGAAAAGCTAGACTGTTCGAATGAATTTCTAACCAGCAACTTTTCGCGGGTTACCTATGAACACAAGGGTAATCAGTATGTTGAATATGAAATCTCCAAAGACGGCGCGATGTACATCATCATGTCGTTTACCGGCAAAAAAGCTGCCGCCATCAAAGAGGCGTTTATCAAAGCGTTTAATTGGATGCGTGACAGACTGATGGAGTTGGCTCACTCATACCAAAGAGAGCACAACGAATTAATGCTGGAGTTCATGAAGGAAAAGGATGTTGCAAGTATGTCAGGCCGCTTGCTGAACCGCTGGGGCAGAATCAAGAAGCCACAACTCATAGCAAGAATCGAAAGGCTTGAGCAGCAGGCGCAAATATCGATCCCCGGACTGCCAAAGTGACCATTCCAAAGCTCATCTTCTGGTGGGCTTGATAATGGTTATAAACATAAGCAGTTTAATCAATCAGATGATTATCTTACGCAATTGGATTTCTTCCTGCCCGTTGAGTTGGGCGTACTCCACTAATTGCTTAATAAGCGATTCTTTGTCATTAGACATCAAGGAAGAAACGTAAAGACCAGTTGTCCATTCAAAAACGCTCACTAAGAATAAGGGCGATTTTCTTGAGTACTGATAATTTATTGAGAAGTTATTGCAGATTCTTTTCTTTTCCATGGGGTAAATTTGTACTTAATGCAAATTATCGGCATTTATAATGCTGTAATGGTTTGAGATAAATGAGTACTTCACTTTGGGTAAAAGATACTTTAGCACCGCTAAAAATAGTAGGATTAATCTTAGGTTGTTGTTGTTTTTAGCACAATATGAATAATAAATTCAACTAAACACAACGATAACAACCGATGAAAATTCAATCTATTACAATCGCTTTTCTGGTGGCGATATCGTCACCCTCATACTCAGCCTTTCAGGAAAGGGAATACAATACCTGGTATCAGAAAGATGCAGTGCTTTACGACATTACGCAGACCTCAGAGGGATTGCCTGTCATGATAAGCATCTCTCAACCCGGGAGGGGAGCAGCAAATATGCTGGTGTCCTATATGTCCGATGGCAGTTGTGGAGATAAGAAGGAGTTGCTTAATGTGAACGGGAAGGATGTTCCTGCAACTTACAGGTGTGTATCGGTCGGGGCAAACAGGATTGAGCACTTTGCAGTTAATGATGCCGAAAAGGTCAATGAGATGGTTAACCACCTCAAGTCAGATTTCACTTTGTTGCTTCAGAATGATATCAAAGTCTGGGCTGCTAACATAAAGACGCCGAAGTATGGCTTAGCACCAAGATTTTAAATCGCTATATCTAACCGCCTGAAGGCGGTTTTTTAATGGCAATAACATTGGTTATCCCCTCTAAGGGATAAGCACCTGAATATCCCTTGTAGGGGATAAAGAGGCTCTCAATGTCTGACATCTACCAAATCACTTTAACAACCCAAACAGGCGAAACCTTCACGGGCAAGATGTCACGACGTCAGCCTGAGCTGGTAAACGGCTTTGTTCCGCTGGCGACCGAGACGGGCGAGTGGCTTTACTTCGCTCCGGCCGATGTGAAACGCGTGCAGTTCACGCCGGTGCCGGAAGAGCAGACCGAACAGCCAGAAGAACAAACAACGGAGTAACGAATGAGCAAACCGGACTGGGAGGCCATCGAGACGGCGTACCGGGCCGGAGTGATGTCCCTCCGAGAGATTGCATCGCAGCACGGCATTAGTGAAGGCGCTATCCGTAAGCGCGCCAAGCGTGACGACTGGTCGCGTGACCTGAATGCGAAGATTCAGCAAAAGGCTGATGATCTGGTACGCAAACAGGAGGTACGCAAACAGGTACGCAACGAAAGCACTTTGACCGAGCGCGTACTGATAGAGGCGACTGCCGAGGTGATTGCCACGGTACGCATGGAGCACCGGGGAGACATCCGACGGGCTCGCGAACTGACAAACATGCTATTCGATGAGTTGGCCGGTGAGTGTGGCGATGTGGCCGCGCTTGAGATGCTCGGTGACCTGATGCGCCGTGAGGACGATAAAGGTCAGGATAAGCTCAACGATCTGTACCACAAAATAATCAGCCTGCCTTCCCGTGTTAAATCCATGAAAGACCTGAGTGACAGCCTGAAGACGCTGATCGGCCTCGAGCGTGAGGCGTACAGCATCGAGAATAAGGCGGAAACGAAAGAGGTAACGCATAACGTCATGCTGGTCCCAACCAGTGACAGCGTGGATGACTGGGAAGCGGCAGCGCAGAAACAACAGGGCGGGGTGCTCGGTGGATGAATTACAAAGCTGTATGGAAGCCACTGCCTGGATCGCAGTCTTTGGCGCTGAGCTGCCCGTGTAACGAAATCCTGTTCGAGGGGACCCGCGGACCTGGTAAAACCGCCGCGCAGTTAGCCAGGTTCCGGCGCAATGTCGGTGTGGGTTATGGCTCGTTCTGGCGCGGCGTCATCTTCGACACCGAATATAAAAACCTTGCCGACATCATCACTCAGTCGAAGCGTATGTTTCGCCTGTTCAACGATGGTGCGCGCTACCTTTCATCTGCGAGCGAATTGCGATGGGTATGGCCAACAGGCGAGGAGTTACTCTTCCGCTTCGGCAAAGAGGCGGACGACTACTGGGATTTCCACGGGCAGGAATTCCCGTTCATTGGCTTTAACGAGCTGACTAAGCAGCAGTCCCCGGAATTCTACGAAATGATGTTCTCCTGCCGCCGCTCATCGTTCAGGCCGGAAAACTACCCGCTGGAGAATGGCAAGTTACTGAGGCCGATACCGCTGGAGACGTTCAGCACGACCAACCCGTTTGGCATCGGACATACCTGGGTGAAGAAACGCTTCATTGAGCCAGCGCCGCGCGGAACCGTGCAGCGTGACCGGCAAATGGTGTTTAACCCTCAGACAGAGCGAGAAGAGGAAATCACGCTGACCCGCGTGGCAATCCACGGATCGTTCAAAGAGAACCCGTACCTCGACCCGCAGTACATCGCTACCCTGATGGCCATCAAAGACCCTAACCGACGCAAAGCGTGGGTAGAGGGCTCCTGGGATGTGACCAGCGGCGGGCGATTTGACCACCTTTGGAATGAATCACTGCACGTCATTAAGCCGTTCCGCATACCGGATAGCTGGACCGTCGACCGCTCCCATGACTGGGGGGAGTCGAAGCCGTTCTCTAACCTGTGGTGGGCGCAGGCTGATGGCACTGCCGCCGAGCTGCCTGATGGTCGTCGGTTCTGCCCGCCAGCAGGCTCGATAATCCTGATCGGAGAATGGTACGGCTGTCCTCCTGACGAGCTGAACAAAGGCCTGAATATGTCATCCACCAACGTCGCGAAAGGCGTGGCGTGGATTGACAAGCGGATGGTGGGCGAAGAAGCCGACGAGCCGGAAGAGATTCAAATCGACGGTGTAACGCAGGGCCAGCTTCACATTATGCCGGGCATCTGTAGCGAAGTGATCCCCGGACCAGCTGATGGGGCGATATTCAACACCGGCGATAACGAGTTATCGATCGCTCAGAAGATGGAAGCGCAGGGCGTTACCTGGTTGCCAGCTGATAAAAAGCCAGGCTCCCGCATCAACGGCGCATCTCTTTTTGCGGATATGCTCGAGGCGGTGGTTGAAGGCGTGAAGCTGGAATCAGGGATGCCTGAGAAGCCAGCATTCTACGTTTTTGACTATTGCCGTGGCTGGATAAGCCGCATTCCGGTGCTGGTTCGTGACGATAAAAACCCCGATGACGTCGACACCCAGCAAGAAGACCACGACTGGGATGCAACACGTTATCGCGTACTTCATTCACCACAAAAAATCACCGGCATGTTGGTGCGATCGCGCTGACGGAGGACATCGTGACCGAAAGCGAAATGAAACAACAGCGCGCCAGTAACTCCAGTGTTGAGAGGGAGCGGAATAAAAACCTCTCAATGCTGTTTAACGGCACCAGTAATACCAAACGCCAGCGGCTCTATCAGGAGTTCGGCTACCCACTGCACCTCACGTTTGATGACTTCTTCCGGGCGTACCGGCGTAATGCTGTGGCTGGTGCCGCCGTGACGCGCATGCTCGACGGCTGCTGGGAAGACTACCCGGATGTTTACGAGGGCGACCAAACAAAGGACGCATCGAAGCAAACAGCTTGGGATAAGCGTGTCAACAAGCTCCTGAAACGCTGCTGGGAACAGATTAAAGGCGCGGACCGCCGTAACCTTGTTGGGCGATACTCTGCGATCCTGCTTCAGATTAAAGACAGCAAGAAGTGGTCTGAACCTGTTGACACCACCATTGTGGGGAGGCTTCAGGAAAAGGCACTCGTTAAGCTGATTCCTGCGTGGGAAGCGCAAATCGACCCGGTTAACTGGGACGATAATCCGGACAGTGAAACGTTCGGCGAAGTGACGATGTACTCGTTCACAGAGCTGCCGGTTGACGGGGACTTCGACGCTCGCCCGGGCCGAATCATCAACGTACACCCAGATCGCGTAATCATCCTGGCCGAGGGATCTGATGATGGCGTGATGACGTCGGGCAAATCGCTGCTTGAGGCTGGATTCAACAAGCTGCTGGACATCGAGAAATTGAGCGGTGGTGCGTCTGAGGGATTCCTGAAGAACGCCAGTCGCCAGCTTAACTACTCGTTCAGTGAGAAGACGAACTTCTCCGCACTGGCGAAAGCGCTCGGCGTGGCGGAAGGGCAGCTTGCGGAAGCGCTTGATCAGCAGGTCCGTCGACTTAACGACAGCACCGACAGCGCCAGCTTTATGCAGGCCGGTACCGCTGAGGTGTTGAGTGTGGCGGCGGCTGACCCGGAACCGACATGGCGTACCGCGCTGAGCGAGTTCTGCGCGACCGTTCCTATCCCTGTGAAAGAGCTCGTTGGGATGCAGACGGGTGAGCGCGCAAGCACCGAGGATGCCAAAGGTTGGGGGCGCACCAGGATGAGCCGTCGGAAGGGCTTCCTGACCGACGTAATCACGGATGTGGTTTCACGCTTCTGGACGCTTGGCATTATTCCGCCGGCTCAGAATGAAGAAATCACTGTAGGTTGGTCTGATCTTCTGGCGCCGAGCCAGGCAGAGAAGATTGCCAACATGGACAAGCTCGCCGACGTGGCTGTGAAATCGACGAATGCTTTCGGTCGTTCGGCTATCGAAGAGAACGAAATCCGCGCTGCTGGCGAACTGCAGCCACTTCCTGAGCTTGATGATGAGGTTCCGCCTGATGGCAACAAACCAAAACCTGATCCTCTGGCCGACCCTCAGTCAGAAGCCGAAAAGTCCGGTAATACCACGGTCGAAAGTTGATCCCACGATGTCGCGTAAGTCCGTCAGCAAGATGGAGCGCGACATTGAGGGCAGGTATTACGCGATTAAGGTGGCTCTGAAAGCTCTTTTCGACCAGCGTCTGACCGGGCGAGAGCGAGAAGGAAACAGCCATAACTGGCATTTCCTGTGCCATGACCATGGCGAGGATGTGCGGCTCTACCAGGTCAACGCTGGCAGGTTCATCTACGACATGTCAGCGCAGGAACTGGCAGACCTGCTGGAAGCGGTGCAGGGCATTCTGGATGATTACCTGCTGGAAGGTGGCGAGCAAAATCTCTGGGCGATGGATTACGTCGTCGCAGAAGCGCAACGCGGCACGCTGGAGGCATTCAACAACCTCTCGCAGCAGTCGCAGGTTTACGCCAGCCAGACAACGCTACAGCAGCTTTTAAGCAGTCCCGGTCACCTTAATCAGGTGGCGGCGGCCAGGCTGACAACGTTCAGTGACTGGAAGGTCATCAGCGACACCGCCCGCGGCGATTTGACCAATATCATCACTGACGCAGTAGCGCGCGGGGTTAATCCTCGCGAAACAGCCAGCGTCATCAGCAAGCGCCTTGATGTGTCGATGTCGAAGGCAAAGACCATCGCTCAGACTGAGCAGGTCGGCGCGCTGCGGCAGGCTCAGTGGAATGAAACAGACTGGGCCGCTGACAGGCTGGGGCTAAATACCGGTCTTCTCCATCTTTCTGCGCTGAAGCCTACCACCAGGGCAACGCACGCATTCTGGCATGGAAAGGTCAGAACCGTGCAAGAGGTTCGCGACTGGTATGCAGTAGATGGTAACAAATACCACTGCTACTGCAGCCAGATTCCGGTGCTGCTCAACGACGACGGCAGCATATTCAACGAAGGGCTGGCTGATAAGCTGGCGAAAGAGCGTAAGCAGTGGACGAAAGCGGAAGCCGCTTAGTCACTTTTTGCATGGGAAAGCGCTCACTAGGGCCTTATATGCGAGTTCAGATGCGGGTTTTGTCCGCAACTCAGGGTGGTTATCAAGATATAGGCCAACAACGTCTTCTACTTGGCCGACAGTAACGCCTGGCTCGGGGCAAATTGTGACATTCTGAAAAGCGTTATAGGTCGCAATGACAAACCCCCTATACACACCAGCATCAAGATAATCCACAGTTTCAGCGTTATTGTTTAAGGCTTTTTTCCTGGCATTGTTCCACTCTGATAGCTGATTTCCATTATAGAAAACAGCGTAAGACGGTATAGAAACAGCGAGTAATAGCGAAGCGATAATTTTTTTCATTTTGTTTATGCCTGTTAGGAATAGTCCTAACTAATAACATATAGGATTCAACGTGAAATTATCCAGCATCCACGTTAAATCCCTCGCCATCAACGCCTCCAACATCTCAACGACAACCATCAACGGCCAGGAACACTACGTCATTCGTGGTGCGGTTCCGATCGTCGATGACATCGTGATGAATGGCGGCCTGTACCCGGCTGAGGAGATTAACAACAGCTACCAGACGATGGAAGGCAAGCTGATGCCTCTCCCGCACCCGATGGTAGATGGCAAGTATGTCAGCGCTAATGACCCGCGCGCCATTAACACCTATCACGTCGGGGCCTGGGCGCAGAACGTCAGCAAATCCGGCGACCAGGTCGTCATGGACGTTTACATCAACAAGGCGGTCGCTGAGACAAAGCCGGATGGCAAACGCCTGATTAATCGCCTCGATGAGATGATCGCCGGTACCAATACCGACCCGATCCACCTCTCTACGGGCCTGCTCACCAACAAAGAGAAAAAGTCCGGAGAGTCGAAGGGGAAGAAACATTCCTGGATTGCCCGAAACATGCAATTCGACCACATCGCCATCCTGCTGGATGAGCCCGGCGCCGGAACGCCGGAAGAGGGTGTTGGCATGTTCGTAAATGCTGACGGGCAGGAAGGCGAGGTAGAAACAGCCAGCCTCATCGACGCGGCCAACAGCCTCAAAGACGGCCTGCTGAACAAAGTGAAGTTCTTCCTCACTCACAACTCCGACGCCTCATTCGACGAAATCTACCAGATGCTGCGTGAGGCAATCCGCGCGCCGTCGGGCAGTGACGCTTATCGCTATGTCGTGACCGTCTGGCCGGACAAATTCGTCTACGAAGAGGGCAACAAGCTCTTCCAGCAAAAATATCTCATCGATGACAGCGAAGTGACGCTGGTCGGCGAGCCTGTAGAAGTCGTGCGCAAACCAACTGAGTACGAAGTCAAAACCAACGGAGAAACAAACCCGATGAAAGAGAAGATGATCGCCGCGCTCAATGCCGCAGGCGTTAAAACCGAGGGGCTGACCGACGATCAGGTCTGGGATGCCTACAACCAGCAGATGCAGAAGATAGATGGCGGCGGCGACCCGGGCCAGGCTCAGATTAACTCTGACGCGATTACCGCAGCAGTTAACGCTGCCATCACCCCGCTGAACGAAAAACTGAGCAAGCTGGAAACTCAGCTGCAGGCGAATGCTGAAAGCGACCTGAAAACCAAGCGCGATGCGGTTAAAGCGAAATTCTCGTTCATGACCGAAGCGGCGATCAACTCTCTGGCTGGCGACGCGCTGAACGACCTCTACTCACAGTGCCAGACCAGCACCGGTCTGAACCCATCTTTCCAGCAGGTCAATGCTGAAAACGACCAGTGGAAGGACTACGACCTCAACGCTGGCATCGATCAGGAGAATAAATAATGGCTAACGTCATCTATCGTGGCCCGGTCGAGCGCGAGCCGGAAACCATCAACCTGCCTGTTGCGTCGGCGCTTAATCCTGGAGTTGCAGTCGTAATTTCTGCCGGGAAGTTAACTACGACAGGAGCCCCCACTGGCCGTTGGCTCATTCTCGGCAACCGTCGCTTCATTGGCCAGGCAATCACCACCGCCTACGCAGCCAATGAAACCGGCGTGGCGTACCGCGTTGAAGGTGAGCAGGAATACAACGTTCGCCTGGCAGCGGCTGCTTACACAGTAGGCCAGGAATTGACTGTCGGTGCTGGTGGTGTGTTCAAAGCCGCTGCAACCGGCAACCAGGTCGTCGCAACGTTCGACGAAAAAGCAGGGCGCACTCTGGCGGCGGAAGGTTTCGCCGACGTGGTGATCCTCTCCACTCCGTACGCCAAGGCATAAGGAAAACAAGAATGTTAAAGTTTACTCCACAACAGCAGGGGCTGATTATCAACGCTCGCCGTCGCTGGGACATGATGCAGCGCAATATGGCTGCACAGCACGGCTTTGCAGTCAACGAAGCTGGCGGTCAGTTCATTGCCTTTGATGATCTCGTCGGTAACGCCTCCGTGCTGCCGAAAGATGTCTGGGGCGAATGGGACCGCTCTGCGATTACCGTTCAGCGCGACGTGCTGTCAGTGTTTAATGACCTGGCCGCCAGCGTTTCCCGCCCTATGGCACTCGGCAAGATCGTGCATTACTTCATGACCCTGTCAGATTCCGGCGATGTAAACATCAGCCTGGATGGCCGTGGCAAGGCTAAGGGCGATCAGCCTGTCATGGATTACGAAGGCACGCCGCTGCCTATCATCGATAGCGAGCTGACTTTCGGCTGGCGCCAGATGCTGGCAGCGCAGACTGAAGGCTACTCTCTGGACAGCGACGCCATCTCCAACCATCAGCATAAAGTGGCTGAGAAGCTGGAAGACATGGTGCTGAACGGCGATCCAAACATCAACGTCGGAGGCGCGACCATTTACGGCCTGCGCACTGCGCCAAACCGCGCAACAGGCACGCATGGTCTTGACCTGAACGGTGCTACCGGCGCTCAGTGGGTCGGCGCAATTTCCGCGCTGATTGGTCTGCTGCAGTCCAAGAATTTCTACGGCCCGGTAACCATCTATGTGAACTACAAAGACTGGTTCTACGCGTCTGTGAACGACTACGCGGCAAACTATCCGAAGACCATCCTGTCACGCATCATGGAAATCCCTGGTGTTGCGGCGCTGGTTCCGGGTTCGAAGGTACCGCAAAACGAACTGCTGGGTGTGGTTAAGCGCCCTGACGTCGTGCAGATCCTCAACGGCATGCCGATGACCATGCGCCCGAAAGCTCGCCAGAATCCGGAAGACGATTATGTCTTCTCAGTACTGGCTGCTGCGGCGCCGCAGTTCAAACACGACGCGAATGGCCAGGCCGGTTACGCCCAGCTGACCAAAGCATAATTCATGGGGCTCAGGCCCCATCTTTTTTACGGAGGCCGTATGGCTGGTAAAGAAAAAAAATGGCTGCTCACCCACGACAGCCACGAGCTGAAAAAGGGTGAAGTCTACAAAGGCGAGACTCTTCCATTGTGGCTGGCAGGAAAAGCGATCCCGGTCAGCGACCAGGTCCTGGAAGTGGCGACCCCCGCCGACGTTCAAAAGCTGCAGACTGACCTCGACGAGGCCAATGGCAAAGTGGGGTCGCTGACCGCTGACAACGCGAAGCTGCAGACTGACCTCGACGAGGCTCAGAAGCAAATCGACGAGCTGAAGAAAAAGGCGAAATAACCATGGCTGACCCAATCACAGCGGCAGACGTGCAGGCGTTCCTCGGTGAATTGGGTTACTCCATCCCGGGCGCGCTGCTGGAGCCGATTCTCTGTGTGGTAAACAAGATCATCCCGTGCCTCGATGGCGCAGGGTATGGCGACTGCACCGCGAAGCTGATACTGATGTACGCCGCCGCATTGATGGCTACATCGTCCGGCGCGCGCCGCATCAAATCGCAGGGTGCTCCGTCCGGCGCATCCCGATCGTTCGATTACGGTGCTGACAGTATCACCTGGCTGCGCGACTCGCTGGCCCGTCTCGATACCAGCGGATGCACCGGCGAGTTGCCGATCAGCGCTGGTAACAGCGTCGGTCTGTTCATGGTGGTCGGGGGCTGCTGATGACGTACAAATCAGTTAAGCACGGGCTGCCGCGCTCATTCACCCGCGTATGGGTGATGACCGACACCGGGCGGGATACTACCGGCTACGTTAAATCTAACGGCGAGTGGTTCATCAATTGCCCGCGCATCCGGGCGACTGGCGCGAAGGTGCTGAGCTGGAAGGAGGGCTGATGTCATCGGTAGCTAACTGGTCATACACAGCCACGGCGACCATCTGGCGAAAGCTGGAAGGCAATGACGAATACGGCGACCCGCTGGGCTATGCGGAACCTGAGCAAATCCTCTGTGACTACGAGGGCGGGCTCAGCAAGAAGTTAGCCAGCTTGGGTGCAGAAATCGTCGTTAAGAACACTGTCTGGACTGAGTTCGCGCTGGCGGCCGCGGGTGATTACCTGCTGATTGGTGTTTCGACTGAAGCCGACCCGGTTGTCGCCGGTGCCGATGAGGTGCGTCAGGTTATCCGTTACGCAGACACGTTCGAACGAGCGGCGGATGATTACGCCATCCTGACGGGAGTTTGATAAACCTGTGCAATAATGGCCCAAAACGTTAACTGGAATGATTGGTGATGGGATTTCAATATTGGCTTGCGGTATGTGGAATTTTTCTGACCGGCCCCTTTGCGTTTGTTCAGTCGATTATCTTTTTGCGACGAGGTGTCTATACAAAGACATTTAAGGGGACGACGCGAAAGGAGTACATCCATAAAGACAGCAAGCCTATTGAATACTGGTTCAGCGTTATTGCTCAAATGATTATTGGCGTTGTAATGATTGGATTTGGATTCTGGTTATTAGATGACCTGCCTGCCTTTCATAAGTGGCACACTGAAATCCGCGCAATGCTCCCTTTTTGATTCATCTTTAAATGAAATCAAACCTCGCTCAGGCGGGGTTTTTTATTGCCTGGAGACAACCATGGGTATCAAAGTGCGCGGCGTTAAGCAGTCGAAAGCCGGGCTCAACCGCATCATCAACGACGTGAAAGGGCGAAAGGTTGTCCGGGCGCTTCAGTCAGCAATGATAATCGGCAGCTCACAGGCTGCTCTTTATACGCCTATCGACACCTCAACGCTGCTTAATAGCCAGTATCGGGAGTTGATTAACAACGGCGTTCGGCTGACAGGTCGGGTGGGATACACCGCGAACTACGCTGTGTTCGTTCACGATCCGAATGTTCCTCAAACCTTCCGCCGCGCCACCGCGCAGAAAGAGTTCCTCACCAAAGGCTTTGAAGACACCCGCAGCCAGATTGATGCCGTAATGCGCAAGGAGCTTTCAGTATGACACCAGCCATGTATGAGCGCGCGCGTAACTACTTCGTTGATGCCGGGCTTACCACTGGCTTCATTGTTCAGTTGTTGGCGTGGGATGACACAAAGAAGTTAACCGACGCATTCATAGTGTTCAGACCTAATGGCGGTACCGACATCCGAAATGACCTCGGATCTGATCACTACGTGCTGGTGGATGTCATTTCTGCCAAGGATAAGCGCCGTGCAGCAGCAGAAAAGGCTCAGGAAATCATCAATTATGTCGAACAAAACGACATTACCGACGAATGCCTTGGCCTGATTCAGAACCTCGGCAATATGCCTGCGCCTATCTTGACCGAAGAGGGCCGCCTGGTCTTCCGGCTCCAGTTCATGTGCGTCTACGGCGAATAACCCCATCACCAACCCATCAGGCTGCCATCAGGCGGCCTTTTTTATTTGAGAGGTACACATGCAAGGCTGTGCTAATGATTTTGGCAAGCTGATCGGGAAAGTAGCTGTGCTACGCATGGCCTTTGGCTGCCCCGACGCAGTGCCCGCGCTTTCCGAGTGGAAGCGTCTCGGCGCTATGACGACCAAGGGCATCGACTATTCGATGAACACCATCAACTCTGAGGCAGATGATGCTAAAGGACTGGTGGAAAACCTGGTCAATAATATGGATCTGACGATCTCCGGTGAAGGGGAGCTCCGAAAGTCTGATAAAGACAACGAGATCGGCGCTTTCAGGCTTTCGAAATATATTTTCGATGAAGTCCAGGCTGGTCGGCAGCCGAATCTCTGGGTCCGCTTTGACTTCGCGGGTGAGAACGCCGGTACCTATATCCAGGGGTTCATGAACACCACTTCATGGTCCGCTGATTTCGGTACCAACGATATCTCAACCTTCTCCGGCGAGTGGAAAGTCTACGACGCTGACACCGTTGTGTTTGAAGTTGCTGATTCCATCGCAGCCACTGGTGTGGAAGTAACCCCTGCAACTGCATCTCTGGTCGTCGGGGCAACCCAGCAACTCAGCGGCGCAGTTCAGCCAGTTGATGCAACGAATAAGTCGATCACATGGACGACCTCGGCACCTTCCATCGCGACAGTCACTTCAACCGGTCTGGTTACTGCCGTTGCTGCTGGTACCGCGACTATTACGGCAACTACGGCGGACGGTGACTTTACTGACACTTGCGCTGTTACCGTAACTGCCGCGCCGTAATCACTACAAAGGGCGGCGTGCTGCCCTTGATACTGGTTATGGAGGACGATATGACACCTTTGAAAGAGATAGGCGAGTGCGTGATAGGTGCTGGTGAGCGAGAATACTTCTTCCGTCCATCGTTCCGTAACATGACTCGGATCGGCGAGCCAGGCCATATCGTCAGGACTTTCTATGCGCTGTTCAATGACGACGTGGCGAAGATGCTTAAGGCAGCGCGCGAAATTCACAGCGCTATACCTGAGCATCAGCGCAAATTCTACGCTTACTATTTCGGTGACGTTTCCCTGCCACAATGGGCGCTCGATGCAGCAGCCTCTGCCGCGTTTGTGCGTGAGGCGCTTCTATCAGCGATCAACGTCATCCAGTCTTGCTGCGATGAGGATGTTTCTGAGCTTACTGGATGGCATGAGCTATCCCGTACTGGACGACGTACATTTGTATGGCACCGCGGTTCGCTACCTCCTGAGAACCTCATTCTGATAGCCCAGTCATTGATGATGCATGGCATTATTGGACGGGCCAGAGTCAGGACGCTGCAGAAGAACGAAAGTAAGGAAACGACTTCTGAGTTTCATGCGACTGAATATATCATGGCCGCCCGCAATCATTTTGGCATCAGCAAGGAAGAGGCGATGGAGTTAACCATGACCGAATTCGCCATGATGCTGAACGCCAAATACCCGGACCAGAAAGGCTTCACCAGGGAAGAGTATGACGCGGTTATGGATGATGATGATCGTCGATGGAAGGCAATGATTGAGCGCGAACGTAACCTTTTAAAAACCTGAACTGCGAATTGTAGGAGTTAATTAATTGTGTTTGAAAGATTAGAATAATCTGAACTTTCCTCCTCAGGGTTATAAAATGCTAACTCCTAAGCAAAAGGCCATCATCTGGGCTTTAGGTATCATTTTTGGCGTACCTACCAGCATTTATGGTATCCAATGGACTTTAACTAAATTCGCGAAGCAACAAGTAAATTGCCTTTCTGATGCATCACAAGCTGTCATCGAATTAACCGAAAAATCGTTAAGTGAACAAGGCGATGGAAGTCAACTTTCAAAAGACTTCACCACTTGTAGAAAGAATATTGACCCAAATAAAGGGACATTTGATTTCTTCAAGGAAGAGATTCATAGGCACAAGTCAAAAACCTGACCCGCTACGGCGGGTTTTTTTATGCCCGGAGAAAACTGATGTCTGAAAAAGCAGGCGAGATTTATTACGACATCGAGGCCGATGTTTCTGGCTTGCTGAAGGCGCAGGGAAAGGCCAATAAGTCACTCGACTCAATCGGCAGCTCGGCGACGAATGCAGCCAAAAAGATGGATGAGCTGCAGACCAATATCAACCGTGTAGCCGGCGCTATTGCGGCGTCACTCGTTGTTGACTGGGGTAAGGCGTTTCTCGTTGCCGCTGACAATATGAGTCAGTTAAACGCGCGCATTGAGCGTCTGACCGGTAGCGCTGCGGCAGCGTCGCAGACAATGCAGAGCCTGATGCGTATCAGTTCGGCAACGGGTGGTTCGCTGCAGGATACAGAAAAGCTCTGGGAGACTCTCAGCACGGCGTTGCGCGATACCGGCGCGACTAACGGCCAGATAATCCAGCTCACCGAGACTCTTCAAAAAATTGGGCGTATCGGCGGATCCTCTTCCGAAGAAATGGCGAATGCTCTTCGTCAGTTCGGTCAGTCAATTTCATCAGGCACTGTACGGGCTGAGGAATTCAACTCCATCCTTGAGCAAATGCCGGAACTGGCACGCCAGATTGCCGCCGGGATGGGTGTAAGCATTGGAGAACTTCGACAGCTGATGCTGGACGGGAGACTGACGGCAGAAGATGCTCTCAACGCTATCCAGAAGCAAACCGGATCGGTTAATGCTGAGTTCGAGAAGCTTCCGCGCACTCTTTCCCAGGCAAATACCGCACTGACTAACTCATTCCTGTCGATGATTGACTCTGTAAATCAGGCGACCGGCGCAAGTCAAGGCATGGTCGCTGTGATTGACTCACTGACAGCCGCTATCGACAGGCTGGCCGGGAAGGCAATTTCTGCCGATGCACAGATTTCTGATCTGAACAGTACTGCGGAAATGTTTACCCGCCGGGCCCGCACCTGGTCATGGCTTGGGCTAGACGGCTGGGAGGCACAAAACAAAGCACTGGCCGGGCTGAGCAATAAAGCTGCCATGCTGGTTGGAGATCTCGCTGCTGTAACCAAAGCTTCGCAGACTGCCGCTAACACAAAGCCAATCGAGATTAAAACCACTGGCACGGCTACTGGCAGCAAAGCGAAAGGCGGTAAATCAGAGGCTCAGAAAGAGGCGGAGCAGTACGCTAAAGCGCAGGAGACTGTTAACCAAAAATTGGATGAGTTGCGGCAGAAGGCAGAGCTGTCAGCTGGGAGTGTTGGTGAGTTATCGCGAGCGCAGGCTGTCCTTAATGCACAGCAGTCTCTCGGTAATACCGCCACGCAGGATCAACTCATACTTGCCGGGCAACTTGCCGGGAAAGCCTGGGATAATGCCAACGCACTGCGTGAGCAGGCAAAGGCTGAACGGGAGCGCACAGAGGCTTCCAATAAGTTCAGCGCCATCCAGGGCAAAACCAGTAAAACCGCCGGGCTGGATAGCCAGTACCAGAAAGACATTGCTGATATCCAGCAATATGCCCAGCTTTACCCGCAGAAGATAGGTGAGGCAGAGGCGGCGCGCGCTGCTATCGAACAGCAATACCGGGATCAGCGTAACGCGGCGATGTGGGAAGAGTGGGCGCAGCAGAATGCTGCCACGCAGGCAGCGGCGGCGGCTTTCGACTCTCTTGGTTCTGTAGCCAGTAACGCGCTGACAGGAATCATAACAGGCAGCATGTCTGCCAGCGATGCAATGCGCAGTATAGGCATGACGGTCCTGAACAGCGTGGTTAACTCATTCGTCCAGATGGGAATTGAGTGGGTTAAGTCAGCCATCATGGGCCAGGCGGCACAAACGGCGGCTATCGGCACAGTGACAGCAGTGCAGACGGCGGCAGTGGCCACGCAGACGGCTACCAGCACAGCAGCGGCAGCGACAACCGCTGCGGCATGGACTCCGGCGGCTATCCTATCCTCCATTGCCTCAATGGGAACAGCGGCGGCTATCGGTCTCGGTGCGGTTGCGGGCGTTATTGGTGCTAACCTTCTCGGTAAACGTAAAAACGGCGGGCCGGTGACGGCTGGCGGTATGTACCAGGTTGGCGAAGGTGGCATGCCGGAGATTTACCAGGCCAGTACCGGTAAGCAGTACATGATACCGGGCGACAACGGCAGGGTGATCAGCAACAAGGAGATGACAGCCGGAGGCGGTGGCGGGGTGATTTTGAATATCAACAATTACTCTTCAGCGTCTGTCGATGCACAGGCTACGCAGGGCAGTGACGGTACATGGACCATCGATGCATTCATCGCTGACATGAATAATGGTGGACCAGCAAGCCAAGCCATTACCAGCAATTTGAACGTTAAGCGCACGCCAAGGGGGCAGGGCTGATGCCAATTATCGACTATCCCGACTGGCTGCCGCTGGCGCAGAAGGCCAGCAAAAACATGACGCTCGATACCGGGTTCCAGACCGATCAGCCAGCGGTCGGCCCGGCTATCTTCCAGAGCCTTACTGACGACCTGAAAGCAACCTGGTCACTGACATGGATCTTCACGCTGGACCAGGAGCGCGCGTTCCAGCAATGGCTGCGCAGCCCGAACTATCTCAACCGGGGCCTTAACTGGTTCAGGATGAATATCAATCTGGGCGGCAGTGGCCTGCAGCTGCAGGAGCTTCACTTCACGCAGATGCCGGTGCAAACCAGTATCGACGGCGGGGTGGTGACCTGGACGGGTACTGTTATTGCGAACCACCTCTACAACGCCGACGATGAGTTTGACGACATCATTGTTGAGCTGCCGCCGCCGTGGGATTCGTGGCTGGATATCGTTGTTACAGGTTATCCTGACGGGCGCGATCCGGAATCACTACCGAGGGTGCCGTAATGCCGAGCTTCAGGGAGTATAAGCAGCAGCGCCCGACGCGCGGACTGTACGACACCATTACGTTCTACCATCCATCCTTTGGCTACGTCCGCCTGGTCGATAAGCAGTTCTTCCCGAAGACGCTAGGCGGCCAGACGTACACGCCCGCGCGTTTTGAAATCGAAGAGAGCCAGCAGAGCGGTACGCCGGTGATCGACGCGACGGTGAAGCTTGGGCGGCTGTCGTCGGATATCAAAGCGCTGATGAAGCAGTGGAAGGGAGCGGCCCGGCTGACGGCCATCACGGCCACAAGGCAGATCTTCGACAGCGGCGATGTGTCGGTGCCGATTAAGTCGTGGCAGCTATACGTCAAGACGGTGGATATCGATGCTGATGCTGCATCGGTCACGCTCTCCGTCACCAACCCTCTGAATAACAATATTGGTCGCCTTTATGATCCAGTCGAGTACACGGGACTTCAGTACCTCTGATTTTATCAGCAGGTTGATCGGCGTGCCGTGGGCTAACCGTGCCTGTTCGTTCGATAAAGTCGACTGCTGGGGCTTGTGCGTATTGTATTACCGGCACGTTCTCGGAATTGAGCTGCACCAGACGCCGGACTACGAAGCCGGTGAGGACTTCTTCACCTGCTATCAGGGTGATGTTGTTTTCTGGCGCCCGGTCGATAAGCCGGTCGAGGGAGGGATATTCGTCGGGTACCGCGGCGCGCAACCGGCACACGTTGGCCTGGTGCTGAACCGGATGGCGCTGCATTCGCGCGGCGAGAACGGAAGCGTGCGCATGGACTCGTTGCTGGTCATTCAGCGGGCATTCACCAAAGTGGAGTTTTTCGAATATGGCGCTGGTTGAGATATCAAACTTTCCAGGAACGCCTAAGTTGCGTTGCAGGGTGCCAAACGGCACCCTTTTTTATGACTGGATGGTGGCCAATGACGCTAATTTCCACCGCGACCTGCTGATCGTCCGCAACGGCGTAAGGCTGGGCGACGATGATGAGCTGGCGTTTGAGCTGAGCGAGCTGGACCACATCCAGATTTTCGACCAGCCTAAGGGCATTGTCGGCGACATCCTCAGCCCGATCTTCAAAGTTGTTGGTCAGGTATTTTCGTTCCTTGCACCGAAACCGGCCATCGCCAACACTGGTGGAAACTCTGTCGACTCGCCGAATAATAGCCTGACGGGTCAGACAAACACCGCGCGCGTTTACAAGGCCAAGCCAGACATCTACGGACAGATTCGTTCGTTCCCGGATCTGATTCAGGAATCAGTATTCGAATACGTTCATCAGACGTCTACCGACGGCGGCCTGAAGTACGTTACAGAGTGGATGTGCATCGGGATCGGCAAATACGATTACGAGTCTGTGCGCTACTCAGAATCAAGCCTTGGCTCTCTGGCCGGTGCAGAATTTCAGTTCTTTCAGCCAGGCGAAGTCATCCCGCAGATCGTCGAGGGCTACGGGTTCGATGACGTTGACGGCCAGGAGGTTCCCGGGCAAAACGAAGCCAGCGATTTCCCTGTCGAAACAGCAACGGCAACCACTGTAGTCAGCGGCACGTATTCCGGCGGCCAGATTGCGATGAAAATCAAAAAGCAGGCCGAGTTCGATTACTTCATGGGCCTGGTTCTGCCGCACGCTGTGACTTTCACCATCAACGTGACGTACAACACTGCATCAGGCAATGTTACTACCGATGCGACATTCTCCGGCACGCTGATCTCCGCAGTTGAAACTAACGACGGCGCCGTCGTTAACCCGGTGCGCTGGTACACGTTTACGATGAACCAGCTGGAGGGGCCGCAGGATATCCCGGCGAACGCCACGATCAACACCACGAAATTCATTCTCAACGATAACGAGGCGCTGGTTGTGGGGCCGTTCTTCTCCCCGGTCGAGTCGACGCAGCTGTGGCTGCATACCCAGTCCAGCCTCGGCGGGAAGAAAGAGACCAACTGGAAGGTTGTCATCTGGAAAATTGACGATGACTACAACCAGGTCCCGGGAACGCAGCAGACGTTCACGTACAGGCAGACGACGCCGCACCAGTCGACCAGTGAGGTTTTCTACCGCACCGACAAAATCACGCCGACCGGTGGCTTCGGGAAGTACGCGGTCAGCTTCCAGCGCACGGATAACTCCAGCGATGCCAGCCTTCTGAAGGTTGAGGAAATCCACAGCATTAACATCCGGACCAATGTCGTTCACCCGACAGACACGCTGGTGCGGGTAAAGGTGAGGGCGACTGAGAACGCCCTTGGTAGCCGCGAGCGCAAATATAACGCTCTGGTGACCCGCCATACCATCACCTACGACATAAACACGCAGACGGTAGATTACACGCTGCGTCCGTCGCGCTCGTTCGCTGATGCGGTGGCGCATACCTGGCTCATTATGGGTGAGCAGCCGGTAAGCAGCATTGACCTGTACGGGCTGTACTCAATCGCCGAAAGCCTGCCTGATGAACGGCTGGGTTACTTCGACTACACGTTTGACGATGAGAATGACTCTCTCGGTGACCGTGTCCAGGCGATCTGCAATGCGGCTTCAGTGGTAGCGTACTGGGATGACGGCGTGCTGACGTTCACCAGGGATCAGAAAGTTGATTACCCGGCGGCCGTATTCAACCGGGCCAACATGAAGACGGACGAGTACAAAATGACGTACGAGGCTACTCTTCCTGGCGGCTACGACGGCGTGCAGGTGTCCTACGTTCACCCAACCACGAACAACAAGACGTACATTAACTACCAGGTCCTGAACGGCTCTATCGTCGAGCAGGAAGCTGAGAACCCGAACAAACTGGAGATCGTCGGTTTTCGTAACGAGTACCAGGCACGGGAGCGCGCGCTGCGCGAAACTAAACGCCTGATCTACTCCAGGGTGAAGATGAACGCCAAAGTGTTTGAGGATGGAATCATTCAGGTTGGAAGCGTCATTCAGATGCCTGACATCTACGACAGTAACCAGCAACAGGGATACATCACCGGTCGTGCCGGGAATAACTTCGATACCAGCGAGCCGATCACGTTTACTGGTTCGATGTATGTGCTGGTGACCGACAGTCTGGGTAATCCCACGTTGCGCTATCCGGCGACAGCCCGCAGCGACACGAAATACGGATTCACCGCGGCAATACCCAACATTCAGCTCAACATATGGAACGGAGAAACTGTGCAGCTCCCGTCACGCTATCTCATTGCGACAGTGGAGGAGCTTGACAGTCAGCTATGGACGGTTAACAGCATCAAACCGAACACCGATAACACGGTATCTCTTACAGTCGCGGAATACAGCGACGCCATCTATCAATAAGAACCGTCCCGACCAACCAGACCCGGTCATCGCGCCGGGCTTTTTTATGGAATAAATATGGCCACGCAACCAACCAATCTGCCAGTACCAAGTGAATCTCCGTTCGATTTCAAATTTAACGCAGGGAAAATTGACGAGTTCGTCACTTCGATGGGATGGACCTACACTGATCGCTTTGGTCAGAAGCACTACACCATCGAGGGCATCAATTACCTCGCGCAGCAGGCCATGAACGCCTTCGGTTACGTGATTCTTACCGGGAAGACCTTCACCACCGGCGCGACTATCAACAACCCAAATGAGGTGCTGCTGAACACTGCCGACGGCGAATATTACAAATGGACTGGTTCGTTTGCTTCAGGACCGAAAGTTGTTCCGGCCAACTCAACCCCAGCCAGCACTGGTGGTATTGCGCCTGGTGCATGGCTTGGTGTTGGTGATGCCTCTCTTCGTGCTGCGCTAGCGGCTACAAGCGGGGCTGGGTTGGTTGGATTGTCGGTTGGATCTGTCTATCCTGCTGGCACTGTCGGATCTGCCATCCAATACCGAACTCCGCAGATGTATGGTATTGAACCAAGCGCCACAAACATCATTGGCTCCGGTCTGGATGCTATGTTTGCCGCAGGTGGGGATATTCGTTTTGAGAAGCCAGGTACGTACATTACGGACAGGACGTGGGTACTTCGTAGTGGAACTCGTTTATGGATCGGGCCTGATGTAACTATAAAGCTTGCTAAAGGTTCTAATGTTCCAGTCTTCAAAAATAACGCGTATGCTAATAACGTAGGAGCAGATGCATACATTGAAATCTGTGGACCAGGAACCATTGATTATGATTTTGTCAATCAAACAGCTAGCGGCTTAAATGCTATGGCAACAATCATAAAAGGAGTAACAGAACTAAGGATTGGTGGAGGAATTAAGGTCATAAATGCAGCGAAATATGCTTGGTTAATCGCTGATATTTACAATTTCACAGCAAGCGGTTTAAACTTCAATACAAATTCAGACGGTCTTCATTTACAAACACCGATAAGACATGCATTTATAAGAAACCTCAAGGGTACAACTGGCGATGACATGCTATCATTTACTATTGGAGATTATGATTATTATGACATCAGTGAGCCTGGAGATTTCTCAAATATAGATGTTGATGGGATATACTGTGAAAACGCACTGTGCGCAGTAAAGCTAGCAGGAAAGGATATCGGCAGTTTTGTACGATTTAAAATATCTGGAGTATATGGTCAAACACTTCATTCTGTCGTCCGAGTATGGAATGATACTTATCTCCCAGCTATCAAAGTGGGAACCTTAGAGTTAGAGTCCATATACTGCCTCCCAGGTGACTCATATACAACAATAGATGTTGCTGCGCGAAATATATATTCAACAAATATTCTAGACATTGACACGCTATATGTTAATGGGGTATTTTCAAGAAACACCAAGGCGCAAACAATATCAATCACATCAACAGATTCCAATGCACCTCTGAGAATACGGAATCTAACAATAAACAATCCTCCAAGGGATGCACTATGTGTTCTCGGAGTGAATAGTGCATATGTTACAATCGAAGACGTATTAATAAGTAACGCAAAGATTGTTTACGCTAGCAATGTCAATGCCGCGTTTATACTGAATCGTGGGAATATTTCAAATATTGCCTTGTCGAATACCACTCATCTTTTTCCTGATAATGTAACTGGTAGTTTATTAAGGGCAATTAGCGGCAGTATATCATACCTATGTATTAACAACACGGTAATTAAAAACGGAACTGCATCTATATTGTTTACTGCTGCGCTGGGAATCCCATGTAAGATTACTATGTCAAATGTAATGTTTGATGCAGTGCAAAGGATAAGTCAGTCAAATAACAGCCCTATGGAAATTTCATTTAAAAACTGCTCGGCAGTTAATATTGGCACATCCGCTATGATTTTTTCTCGTGGTGCATCAGGAAGGATAACTATTAGCGGGGATATTATTAATAATGTGAATAATGTCTCATCAGATACAGGCGGATCAGTAGCAATGCTTCCGGCCATGAATGCAATAGCCGCAGATGTCTCGCTCATAACCTCTGTAGATGGAGCAAGTTGTATCAACACCAACGCATCATTATCTTGCGGTTTAGGGCGAGTTATTGTTTACAATAAGGTATGGAAACACATGTTCTCTGGGGCTACATATACCAGCACGATTTGACTAAAGAGCACAAGGAAGTGCCGTATCGCCACAAAAAAAATAACTGATCAGTGGATTTTTGACGGATTTCCTATATCATTCTGTAAAAATTTTTAAGGTTTGTATCATGGCGATTACACCTACTGATTTGTTTTTGATTATTTTTTCACCAGCATGTGCAATGCTAATTGCTTATGCTCTAAGTACTTCGTCTATTAAAAAATCCCTGAATACCAATCCAGGTATTTTTGATAAAATAGAGCCTTTAAGGGGTGTTGCGGCCGCGTTGGTGGTGATTCATCATAGCTTCTATTCATATAACCTTACTTATAATGCACGATGGGCTCCGTTACATGCGGGGTTAACGGATATCCCTCAACCTCTCATAAATATCATTGCATCTTTTGGTGGTGTTGGAGTAATCATATTTTTCATGATTACAGGATTTCTTTTTGTTGACAAAGCAGTCAAGTGTGATGGGCAAATAGATTTCAAGAAATTTTACATTGGTCGTTTTTTTAGAATAGTTCCTGCATATATATTTGTCGTTATTTTTGTATTCGCGGTCGCCATATTAACTGGCGCAAGAATATACCAAAGTTACAGTGACTATATTTCTGCTGTTTTTTCTTGGCTATTATTTGGGCTGGCAAAACCATATACTATATCTAGTCATATTGATAATTATCTAATTGTGGCAGGAGTGTTTTGGACTTTAGGTGTGGAATGGAAATTTTATTTTCTATATCCTCTGATTTGTCAGTTTTCAAAAATTAAAACAGCCACAGTAGCACTTGTATTGTCAGCGGTGATGGTGTCATTTCTGATGATCATTGGTTTTTTTGAGGGAATAAATGGCGGGATATTGTTAAGCTTTATCTTTGGTGGATTGGCGGCGCTAACTTTAAGGTTTAGCATGATTGTTAGATCTTACCTTAAAAATAGTCTAGTTTCCGCTTTGGGGTTCTCTATTTCATTATATTGTATTTACATTGGGATGGATGTATATTCATTATTCTCATGCCTTGGGTTGTTTATTGCATTTGTATCTATGTCTAATGGTGCTTCTGTCTTTGGAATTCTTAATTTAAAAGTGTTTCGATGGATGGGGGCAATTAGCTATTCTTTGTACTTGTCTCATGGTGTTTTCTATTTTTTGTTCAATAAAATATTAATGAATAACCATGAGTATTTAGCACCATCAGCAATTGCTGTTCTTTTTGCAGTAGCCTTCAGCGTAGTGTCTTATCACTTTGTTGAGGTTAAAGGAATTTCGTTTGGAAGAAATCTATCAAATAAAACAAAAAAGTCAGATTTGGTGAGCGAGAACACTTATTAGTCAAACCGAGTAACCCATAATAACGTTGCTTTTTCGACTGCAACCCTGTCTTTGAGTACCGGCGTGATGTCTAATCACGCCAGCAGGTGCTCTTTAACATCTACTTTCTGACTCCAACCTCTGCGCCATAATAGCCGCGGTATCCAAAAGAAGAATCTTGGCCTCGCGCGGCATGGCTTGCAGTGTATGGTGTGGACATACGAAAGATTTTCTAATCGCAGTAAGATACAAGCCCGCTTCGGCGGGTTTTTCACAACTAAATTTCCAGCCTCTCCATCCACTTACCAATCAGCTTACTCGCCTCACTTGATCTGAGCCCATGAATGATAATGCTGTATATGTATACAGTAGCTATCGAAGGTGAGTTATGGGATTCCCGAGTCCAGCACAAGACTATGTTGAAGAGCGCATATCACTCGATAAGCGTCTTATCGCTCATCCATCAGCCACGTACATGATGGTAGCCGGCACGACATATCTGCGCGCCGGGATCATGAAGGGCGCTATGCTTATCGTCGACTCGTCGCTGACGCCGAAGGATGGTTCTCTGCTTGTCTGTGCTGTTGATGGTGAGTTCAGGATTATGCGCTACAGGACGCTACCGCATCCTTGCCTGGAAAACCCAGAAAATGGAAGGAGGGAGCCGTTACCGATGAAAGACGATGTGTCGGATACATCGCGGCCGGTGTTTGGGGTGATCACCTACAGCATAAACGATGCTCGTTCTGGTGAGTTCGACGACTGCCCGGTGATGTGATGGGGCATATATGGGGCAAAAATTTAGCGCAAAACAACTCAAACACACAGAAGGTGATGATTCGTCTTGCGCTAACACTTTGCTTTTTACCTGCTTACTTTATACATACTCATGCTTTCATTTTTTGCACCTTTAAATCATGGATTTCCAGCTCTACTCGCTGGGTGCCGCCCTGGTATTTCATGAAATCTTCTTCCCGGAACAGTCCGCTGCGATGGCACTGATCCTGGCGATGGGAACCTACGGCGCAGGCTATATCGCGCGTATCGTCGGCGCCTTTATTTTTGGTCGCATGGGCGACAGCATTGGCCGTAAAAAGGTACTGTTTATCACCATCACCATGATGGGGATCTGCACCACGCTGATTGGCGTGCTGCCCACCTATGCACAGATCGGGATTTTCGCGCCCGTACTGCTGGTGACGCTGCGCATCATTCAGGGACTCGGGGCAGGGGCAGAGATCTCCGGGGCCGGGACCATGCTGGCGGAGTATGCACCGAAAGGTAAACGCGGCATCATCTCCTCGCTGGTGGCGATGGGGACTAACTGCGGGACGCTGAGCGCGACCGCTATCTGGGCCGTTATGTTCTTTGCCCTCGACCGCGAACAGCTGCTCGCCTGGGGCTGGCGCGTGCCGTTCCTCGCCAGCGTCGTGGTGATGATCTTTGCCATCTGGCTGCGTATGAACCTCAAGGAAAGCCCGGTCTTTGAGAAAGTGAACGATGCGCAAACCGCGCAGCCGGACACATCGTTAGGTGCCATGGTGAAAAGTAAATCTTTCTGGCTGGCGACCGGTCTGCGTTTCGGTCAGGCGGGCAACTCGGGTCTGATTCAGACGTTTCTGGCCGGTTATCTGGTCCAGACTCTCCTGTTCGATAAAGCCATTCCCACCGACGCGCTGATGATAAGCTCCATTCTTGGGTTTATCTCTATCCCGCTGCTGGGCTGGCTGTCCGATAAAGTGGGACGCCGTCTGCCGTACATTATCCTTAATATCTCCGCCATTATTCTGGCCTACCCGATGCTGTCGATCATCGTCGATAAAAGCTATGCGCCGGGAACCATTATGCTCTCCATCATCGTTATCCATAATTTCGCGGTACTGGGGCTGTTTGTGGATTGGCCCCTATATTTCCATACACTTTTTATCACTTAACCCATGACTGGTTCGTCGCCGCAGATATTCCCGTGGCGAACGATACCCCAGTGCACTATGCGGATGCCATTCGTTGTAATGTTCGAAGGCCTCCGCAAGGTTCTTTACCGCTGTTAACCCGTCGGGTTTCGGCATGATGCTGATGTAATCGCGCTTCATCGTTTTCACGAAGCTCTCTGCCATCCCGTTGCTTTCCGGGCTACGTACCGCCGTATGTTTAGGCTCCAGTCCTACCATTCTGGCGAACTGACGCGTCTGATAAGAACGGTAGGCTGAACCGTTGTCTGTCAGCCACTCAACTGGGGATGTCGGCAGGCTGTTACCGAAGCGACGCTCCACGGCACCCAGCATGACGTCCTGCACGGTTTCACTGTCATATCCACCGTTACTGGCCGCCCAGTAAAGTGCCTCGCGATCGCAACAGTCCAGAGCGAACGTGACCCGCAGTTTTTCACCGTTATCACAGCTGAACTCGAAGCCGTCAGAGCACCACCGCTGGTTACTTTCTCCAACGGCCACTTTCCCTGTATGCGCCCGCTTCGATGGCGGTATTTCCGGTTTACGCTCAAGCAGCAGCGCATTCTGACGCATGATGCGGTATACGCGTTTGGCATTGATCACCGCCATGTCGTCAGTTTCTGATTGTCTGCGCAGCAGTGCCCATACCCGACGATAACCATAGGTGGGCAGATCGCCGATAACGGTATGGATACGGGCCAGCGCGTCAGTATCATCAGGCTTGCGCTTGCACCGACGATCCTGCCAGTCCTTCGACCGACGGGCCAT